AGTAGCAAGCAGTATAGCCTCTGGAGCTATTCCTGACAGCACCGCTAGCGGAACAGTGGTTCCTTGGGGCGGCACCTCTGCGCCTACGGGCTGGCTAGATTGTGACGGATCTGCTGTTTCTCGTTCAACATACGCAGATTTGTTTACAGCTATTGGCGTAACCTACGGTGCTGGAGATGGCTCAAGCACATTTAATTTACCTGATATTCGTGGAAGAACTGTTTGTGGTAAAGACAACATGGGAGGCACAGCCGCTAACAGGCTAACATCAGGAGTTACTGTTGATGGTGCAACATTAGGAGCTAATGGCGGGTCAGAGACACACACACTTTCTGTATCCGAAATGCCTGCTCATGGACACAACATAAGAGGTGGTAGCGGAAGCATCCCTGATTGGTTTGGGGGGTCAGGCGCGGCTTACGGCATGTTGCAATCAGGCGGTAGTTCGTATGGGAATTACATACAAAATCAAGGTGGCGGCGCGGCACACGACAATGTACAGCCAAGTATTATCTTAAACTATATTATTAAAACGTAGGCATAAAATATAATGGCATATATAGGCATTGACCCAAATATAGGTGACATTACCTTCCAGAACTTTACAGGCAATGGAAGCGCCACAGCCTTTACACTAGCGCAGTCTGTTGTGAGCGGTGAAGCTCTTATCGTGACTATTGGTAACGTAGTGCAAGAGCCGGGTTCATCTGCCGCGTATACAGCCCACGGCAATACCCTGACATTCTCTGCCGCGCCAGCTAACGGGGATGTAATTACCGTGCGCTTCTTTGGTCGCGCCGTTGATCAGCCAACCAGCTATGCGATGGGTTTGTTTAAGTACACTGCCACGGCTAGTCAAACTGCGTTTACAGGGGCAGATGCTAACGGTGCGGTACTAGCCTTCTCTGGTAACGATGTGGATGTATATTTAAACGGTGTACACCTCGACAGCACTGATTTTACCCCCAGTAACGGAAATACCATTACACTGGCATCTGCGGCGGCACTCAATGACGAGCTTGTTATCCGCGCCTATCGTGCGTTTACAGTTACTGATACAGTGAGTAAGGCTTCTGGAGGTACATTTGCGGGGGAGATAACCGCTCCGTCATTTCAGACCACTAATAGCACGGTTGATACAGCGGCGTTCCGCACGAATGATCAGACTGTAAACCAGAACACTACCATTGGCTCAACCAAGAATGCCTTGGCAATTGGGCCGTTAACTATTGATACATCAACTACTATTACGGTTGATGGCAACTTAACAATACTGTGAGGCACAGATGGCTTCGATACTAAATGTAGACCAAGTAAAAAACGCAAATGGCACAACTTCGCCGCCTGTAAGCATTCCGGGTCATATTATTCAGATGCAGTCAAGTGTAAGCACGGCGGCTTCAAGTATTTCGTCACAAACTTACGCTGATATTCCTTCAATGACTGCAACAATCACACCGACATCTACAAGTAGTAAAATACTAATCCAAGTTAGCTTTGGTTTATTATGCTCCAATAGTACAGGAACTGGTTGTATGATGAAACTTCTTAGAGGTAGCACAGAGATTGGACAAGGTGTTGGTGCAGATACACATAATGTGTTTATGCAAAACTATGATGGTGCAAACAGTGTATTCCACCAAGCTAGTCATATGTTTGTAGATAGCCCAAGCTCAACCAGCGCAATCACTTATAAAATGCAGTGGGCATTAACTGGGAGTGGTGAAACTTGGTACATGAACAGGCGAGGCTCAGATAACTATGCCAGAACTTCATCAACATTCTTGCTTACAGAAATAGCGGGATAGAGGTTGAGATGAGTACATTATTTGTAGATACAATAAATGAGAAGACCACAAACAACGGAGTGTATATTCCGGGTCATGTCTTGCAGGTAAAAGAAACAAAATCAACCGCCAGAACTACCACAAGCTCAACAAGCTATGTTGATTTTCTTACGGTATCAATTACACCCTCATCTACTAGCAGTAAAATATTAATAGATGCTCGTTTGTATGTTGGAACGAATTGGTGGAACAACCGTTCAAAATTTGCTATTGCAAGAGATTCTACAATAATAACAGGAAACAGTGGTAATCTTTGGCCGTGGCAATATGGAGCAGATAGTAGTAATTCACTTTATGAGTTTATGTTGAACACTGTTATTCTTTTAGATAGCCCCGCAACAACAAGCGCAATAACATACAAAGCTCAGTTAGCGAATCAAAATAGCGGAACTACTCTTGCCATGAATGGTAATTACCAAACTTCAGGTACTAGTTATGGGCAAAGCACTATTATTGTGATGGAGATTGGCGGATGACCAGCATATTAAAAGTCTCCCAGATTCAAGACCCGACAAACTCGAACACCGCGCTGTCGATTGACAGCAGTGGTAATGTTACTTCCGGTCAAAAACTATTGTATGGCTCTAACCAGCCTATGTTTTCTGTTAGAGGTCAAAACGGAAACGCGGCTATTTCTGGGCTTTCTTTAAGTAATATTTCTGATGAAGGCAACACAACATACATTAATAGCTTTAGCCAGATAGATGTTAATAGAGGAAGCCTATACAGTAACGGAAGATTAGTTGCGCCTGTTAATGGAATATATGAAATCTCTGCTCGGAGTGGGCATGGCAGTGGCTCAACTAATTATCGTGCTTTAGTTGTTATTAAGCTAGATTCTAATGGGACTACTGGTGAAGAAATTTATAGGGTTTGGACATCTAATGATTATGCCTATTATACATTGTCCTATTCTGGGTTTTTAGAATTAACTGCTGGCGAACAAGTAGCGGTAGGTTGGAATAGTGTTTATATGCCGCATACCACCAGTGACCATGAAGGCGCAACTGTGTTTTCAGCAAAATTAATAGGTTAAAAACATGGCATCAGTATCAGAAGCAATCAAAGAATTAAATCCAGACATTCAGTGGGTTCTACGCGGAGAGCCAACCGATGCTTATGAGTTCAACACTATGTTCTCTGTGATTATGGGCGAAGATGACAGCGGCACAGCTATCGAGTCTTATGAAGATGACGACTGGCAGGGCATTACATGGAATGCAATTGAAAAAAAGTTATCCGAGCTTAACCTAGAAGAGCCTTTAAAACTACTTCGTGAAGAGCGTAATAGACGTATCGCTGAAACAGATTGGTGGGCATCATCTGATCTTACCATGTCTTCGGATCGCGCATCTTATCGTCAGGCACTGCGTGACATAACCGACACCTATCAATCGCTAGACACTGTTGTTTGGCCTGTGAAGCCGGAGTAAGGTATGAGTAACGCCCGTAATCTTTCTAATCTGTTAGGGACAAGCGCTACCGTTCCGTCTGGTAATTTGCCTTCTGGTTCTGTTATTCAAGTTGCAACAGACACAAGTGGATCAAACACTGCTATTACAGGAAACACTTATACCGCCTCTTCTGTATCAATTACTTTTACGCCAAAGAAATCAAACAGTACAATATTATTGATCTGGTCTGGTAATGTTTCGCAACAAACGAGTGGAGCAAACGGTTATGGTTTAGCTTTTTTTGAAGGAAATACACAGCTTAATACTCAACCGATGGATGGCTCAGGCCCTTTTACTGAATACAAAGATGAAACTCGTATTTTCTCCTATATAACAATGAGCCATTCGATAAGTGCTAGTAGTACGTCAGCTAGAACATATACAATTAGAGGCCGAAAATATAATAGTTCTGTTTCAGATTTAAATATTGGCGTTGGAAGTGCAGTAGTCGGCACACAATCATTTACTGTTATGGAAATTTCAGGATAATGTTTGGTGAGTTTTGTATAACAGAAAGAGCTATAGCAAGTCATGGTATTTTGACCTTTGGCTCTGGATCTGTTGATGCAAACTTTACCTCATCTCAAATTAGCTCTCCTGTATTCTCAGGCGTGTCTAGCATGGATGCTATATCCAGTATAAGCCGTGTTGGCTCTGGAGTCCTTACTGGTATCTCAGAATCATCTTTTGATTTTACACAAGAGTCAGCACCAACTAGATTTGCTACTGCTATATCTGGTCAAGTTATAAGTTTTGATCAGGCTTCTAAAGCGATAAAAACCGCTGTGGCTCAGTCTGAACAGTCTGCAAACTTTACACAAAAATCAGATGCCTTAAAAATAACCAGCGGAACTTCAGATCAGTCTGCTAACTTTACTCAGTCGGCGGCGGCTAATTTTACTGCTTCAGGTTTATCTGAGCAATCCTCTGAATTTGAAAGCTCGACTGCTGGAGGTATAGTAACCAGCGCCTCATCTGAAAATAGCTTTACATTCGACCTTATAGAAACTGCTGGCATTTTAATTTACAGAAACGACTTCAATGTAGATTTTTCTTTCACTCAAGAAGCAGATGGGGATTTGTTGTGGGCGAAGATAAACGCGGGTACTCCAGCCGAAACATGGGTACAGATAAGTATTTCTGGCGGTGCGTGGACACCTATAAACGCGAGTGGTACAATAGAAACATGGACTGAAAAGGTGGTTTAAATGCCAAGTACATATACACAAAATACGGGGATAGAAAAGCCGGGTACTGGGGATCAGTCAGGTACATGGGGCATAACTACCAACACTAACTTTGACATTATTGACGAAGCTCTTCATGGGCAGGCTCAGATTTCTATAGTTGGTAGCCAAGATCTGACAACAAATGACGGGTCTGTTTCTGACGGCATCAAGACTGTTATTGTTTTAACAGGATCTCCGGGGGCGACATTTGAGCTTAGGGTAACACCTACAGATCAAGAAAAGCATTACAGCATCAAAAACGAAACAGACTCCGCTTGTAGGGTAATATATAAGGGCGTTACTTACTCTACATCAAATGGTGTAGAGATTGCTTCTGGTGCTACTCAAGCGGTTACTGGTGATGGCGGCGGATCATCCGGAGTTTTTAAATCCTTGACGCCCAACACTGATCTTGTGAACGATTTGACTCCTCAGCTTGGGGGAGATTTAGATGTTAATGGGCAGTCTATTGTCTCTGTTTCAAATGGGAATATAGGAATAGTTCCACATGGAACAGGGGCCGTTAATGTAACTGGCACAACAAATATTGTTGGCGACCTAGATGTAGACAACGTAAACATTAACGGAAACGCCATAACTGTTACAAATACAAATGCCAACTTATCTTTAGACGGAAACGGAACTGGCAAGGTTCTTATAAGTAATCTTTCTTACCCAGCTACAGATGGCACAGCAAATCAAGTTTTGACCACAAACGGGTCTGGTACGCTTTCTTTCGCCAGTGCCTCGTCTAGTTTAGGATCTAGCCTTACATTAGGCAACTGGACTATAGAAGTTGATGGCAGTAACAATCTTCTATTTAAGTACAATGGTGATACAAAGGCACAAATGACTGCCGCTGGTACGCTCAATGTCGAAGACGACATAGTAGCATATAGTGGTGTTTAATCATGCCAGCTTTACCCTCATCAGGGTCACTTTCCCTTTCTCAGGTGCAGGCCTCGTTTGGTGGATCAAGCCCAATTGGTATGTCAGAATATTATAGAGGCGGATCTTATGTTGCTAACAACGCAATAAACTCAAGCGTTCCAGCAAGCGGCGCTATAAGTATGTCTAATTTTTATGGCGGCTCTGGCACAACCACTAGAAGCCTGCAAGTTAATATGGACTACGGTTACGGAAACTCAGCCGTTGGCCTTACGTCAAGTTATTTCGGCAATGGCAATGCGGCGTCGGCTCCTTTTGGTTTTAGCGTTGGCACTAATACCCTTTGTTACCAGCCTGTTTTCCACGCGGGAACAGGATTTATTACTAGCGCTTCAATTACAGTTCAGCAAAACGAAGATGTAAACCCTAACACGGGACACGTTATCCTTTATGGCGGCACAAGTCTCTCTACTGTAACTAATATAGTTGGTCAATGGAACGCGGGATCAAGCGGAAGTCAAGGCGGCAGTAGAAGTTACAGCATTACTTGGGACAGTGCTGGCCTTATAAGCGCTATAACGTATACAGGTGGTTATTACAATACTGGTATTATTTCATTTGCAACCAACAATGTTTCAAGCGCGAGATCAAATGGTTACAAATGGTATGGATTTCGGTTAAAGAATCCATCTGGCTGGTCAAAAGGCTCAGATATCATGCTGGGGACATTTTATAACTCTAACAGCTACACTCAACCTTCGTAGGTAAAAATATGCCTTTACAAAAATTACAATTTAGACCGGGCATAAACAAAGACATTACATCCTATTCAAATGAAGGCGGATGGGTAGATGGCGATAAGGTGCGCTTTCGTCTTGGGTATCCTGAGAAGATTGGTGGGTGGCTAAAGTATTCTGCAAATCAGTTTCAAGGCGTTTGCCGCGCTCTGCACAACTGTATAACATTAGACGGATCAAACTTCTTAGGCCTTGGTACTCATTTAAAGTATTATATTGAGGAAGGCGGGGCCTTCAACGATATTACCCCACTAAGAAACACAACCGCCGCTGGAGATGTTACCTTC